ATCTTATAGGTTAATAATCTTAGGTCTTTATCTTGTTGTTTATAGGTTTCTATTAATTTAAAATCTTCAGTTTTGTTAGTTTTTACTAAAGGTGGTCTTGAAATTATATTTTCAATAAGGGTTACTTTAGAATTGAAGATATCTTTAATATCGTAGTTTTCAGAATTTTTAGATTCAAATACTTTATATATTGATGCTAATACTTTATAGTTAGTTATAGGAGAAGAAAGAAATTGCTCTAATTCAAATTTCTCATTAATCTTTTTAATAAGATTATACTTTTCTTTTACAAGTTTACCTTCATTCAATTTAGAATGTGCTTGAGATACAGTATCTACAAACATTTCGGCCTTTGATTCCGAATTGTATTTTTCTTTTAATAGTAAATCATAAAGACGTAATTCTTTATTTAATTCCGTACCTGCAGCAAAGAATTCTTTTACTATGTTTTTTGCGTTCTCCGTTTTATCTCCATTAAGTACCTCCAATGTTATTTGTCTTACTAAAAGCTCAAATAACACTCCAGTATTCTTAACTTTGGAATGTTTTATTTTTTTCATTTATTACCCTATGTTTAACCTACGTCTATAAACTAACACATATAAATATAAACTTTTTAATGTTTATTAAAATTTAGTGTCATCTAATATGTTTTTTTCATCTAAAAGGTCTGATTTTTCACTTAAAATCTTCTTTTTTGCTAAAATACCATTAATATATTCTTTTGCAACTCTTTTATTTGATTCAAATGCGCGTGTTTCTCTCTTTCTCTCCGATTCATTTTCTTTATTACCCAATGGGTCTCTACCTAATGGATGTTTATCTTTACCATATGTATTTCCTTCTCTTGGTCTACCACCTTTATTATCTACAATTTCCTGCTTCATTTTTTCAATCTCCTCCTCAACATTTTGTTGTTCAGGTGGATTTGCTGGGTCTTGTCCTTGCTGTTCTATTGAGTTATAACGGAATCTATCTTTAAGGTCTAATACCATCTTAGCTCTTTCGGTATCCATTTCATCTTCACTTATACCAAATACATTATGATATACCCAATCCGTAGATAACATATTCATTCCTTTGATATCCGTTGCTAATCTAACTTTCTCACTCCATAGGTTTACTTTCTCTTGCTCATATATCGTAGATGAGTTAGTTAAAGTAAGTTGGAAGTTTGTCATTTCAGAATCATCAATACCTTGAGATGCTAAATGTACAATTGCTATTTTATATAATTCACTAACAACAGTTCTTTGAATTCTTTCAATAGTTCTAGCAAAACGAACATCTTGAGCTGCAAGAGTTGCTTTACCACTAATACCTTCTTCATATCCTAAAAATGCTTTAGGTATTTTTAATGCACTAAATAATTTTGCTTTTAAGTAATCAATATCTTCAGTTGCAGTGTAATCCAATCCAGCTAAGTTCTCAATAGCCGTACCACTATCCCCACCTCTAACAGGTAAGAAGAAATCTTCAGTAAGATTCTGAATATTGTATTTTAAGTTGTAATCACCACTATTTTTATCAACAAATGGAGTTTTCTTCATTTTGTTGATAATCTTTTGCATATAGTTATCAACCTCTTGTGGATTAATATTACCAATATCAATTTTGAACACTCTCTTTTCAGGTGCTCTCATAATACGATGGATTAACATCGCATCTTCCATTAAACTCAATTGTTTCCAAACTCTACGACCACCTTCAATCATTGCCTTACCATATGGAAGGAAGTTTGTATCTGATAACATACGGAAGTGAGCCATTTCATAATTCTCATATTCCTTTTTACCAAATCTATCTAATTCAACTTTAAATTTAACGTAGTTTTGATTATGAGGGTCAGTACCTTCTAATCTTTCAGTATTATATACAGAATAAGGTAATACGTTTATAATACCTTTACCTTCTGCTATTTCCAATGCTAAAAAGAAATCTCCGTATTTTACTAAGTTTCTTACCCAAGGCCATAAATTAAATTCTATGTTTATTACATCGTAAAATAAGTTATGCAGGATTGCACTTACATTTTCGTTTGATGATTTAATTGCTAATACATCACCATATTCATTTTTTGTTGTTGATTCATCAGCGTATATATCTAATGCCGATGCTATAATTGGGTCATTATCCATAGCATCATAATCTCTGAATAATTCTCTACGAACCTGATGGTATGCCATTGATTGTGCACCCTGATTCGTTTCGTTAAAAGACCTTTGTAACTTTGTATATCTATCTCTAAGATTTACGAAGTTTGTATTCATTTGGCGTTCATCCGTATCAACAACCTTACGTTTACCATCTTTATCAACGGTTACAATAGCTTGGGTTGAGAATAACTTCTTTAACCTACCAAAAAAACTTCTATCATCTAATTCTTGTTCTGCCATAATTTATTATTAATTTCTACAAAATCCTATTTTGACATTATATAACATAAATATCGTAAAATATCAAAACCCTACAACCATTGAGTTAAATCTTCAAATCCATCACCAGCTCTCATTTTCCAAGGGTCATCATCCATAGTATTTCCACCACCATAGATACCATTATATGTATGAGAAGTAATACTACCAACTGCACTTTTAGTTAAATCAATACCTTCTTGTCTTAAACGAAGTGCAGTATCTCTAACCCATAATCCAATTGAAAAAGCCATTACCAAGTCATCATTATAACCTTTCATAGCCTCAGCTCTACCATTCATATAGATAAATGTAAATAACTCATCTATTAAACGATTAGAACGAACTATAACTGATTTTTCTCTAAAGTAATCAGTTAGTTTAGATATAATTAAAGGTCTAGTCTTAGACGTGGTTGAAAATCCAGCTACCAATCCTTTATCTTCTGCTCTATATCTATTTGTCATTTGATTCTCGACATCAATATATTTTAAATCCTTACTCATATAGAATAAGTTTTTATAATCTCTATCAATTACTTGCTGAATTGTTGCCCAACCAATGTTGGCATTCTCTACCACAAGTAAAGCATCATTATATTCAGTTGAAAGTGCTACTAAAAAATTTCCAAAATCTTTTGTATCAACTTTACCTTTATATTCAGCTACTTGAGTTGCGTTTACAATATCAATTACATGGCAAGTAGAATAATCGGCGCCATCTCCTCTAGCCACATCGGCCACTACCATATATGATTTAGAATAATCAGCATGCTCCCATTTCCAAAGATTTCCATCAAACCCACCTTTTTCAATTGGTGGTATTACATATGTTTCTTTATAGAACATTAAGGTTTCTGGTTCAATTACAGTTTCACCAGAAGATACGAAATCACAATCACATTCTTGTGCTGCTTTTTTAGGTCCTAATAGTTTTTCTTGCTCATCTCTCCATTTTTGGTCTCTCTCAGGATGTACTGTCCAATGCAATCTAATTGTATTAAATGGATTTGTACTTTCTTCCGCGCCTAACCAAATTTGATGAAACCAATTACCCACACCATTAGGAGTAGATAATGCAATACAACTACCACCCGTAGATAACGTTGATTGAGCTGCCACCCAAATCTCATCGATATCATCGATGAAAGCTGCCTCATCAAATATTAGAAGTGATAATGCTTCAGAACGTCCTGCGTCAGGAGAACTAGCAATAGCCTTAATTTGAGAACCATTTGTTAAACGAAGGGAAAGTTTGTTATCTTCCATAGACCCACCTTTAAGCCAACTTGGAAGCAATTCATGCATTACTCTTACCTTTGTTACTAAGTTCTTTGCAACATCTTGCTTTGTTGCAATAACTAATACGTTAAAATCGGAATTGAATATCATTTTCCAAAGTGCATATCCAGCCGATAGGGTAGAGATACCAGTTTGACGTGATTTTAGGACTACGTTAAATCGATTACTATTAAATTGAGTTAAAGTCTTTTCCTGAAATGGAAATAGATGAAAAGGTATCTTACCTCTCACCGGATGCTGAATCATACAATACTTCTTCATAAAGTGAATCGGGTCTACCGCACACTTTTTGTATTCTTCTGCAATAATATCTTTTAGAGATTTCTTTTGTGTTATGCCTGTACTCATACTAATCGTTAAGTGGTCTTACTAAATCGTAATTTTTATCTTTTAATTTATCGTAAGCTTTATTTCTTAATTTAGTAGCCTGCTCAATCTCACCCTCAAATTTAACAATTTCTAAAAGTATCTCTGCTTTAAGTTCTTCAACATCCCTTTCCATACTCCAAGTTTCAATTTTACCATCTTCTTGAACTACTTCATAAGTTTGCTTTGCATCTCTATAAGCTTGTTTAAATTGAGATAATACATCATTACCATATCCAATCATATTAGAATATATTTTATAATCTTCATATGCTTCCCACAATCCATCTAATTTAATTTGAGATTCTTTTATAGTAAGACAATGTAAACAATATCCAGTCTTAGATATTAATTTTTTATCAACTATACCTACTTTAATTGTTTTACAATTATCAGATTTACAAGTGTTTAACTTATCTAAGTAAGCTCTAACATCAGCCATAGTATCACCCAATTCCGATGTTTGTATTTTACCAGCTTCTAATTGCTCCCAATTTTTACCATCCGTATCAATCCATTTTTCACCAACTTCTCTTTTTATTTTTTCTTTATCTGCTCCAGAAAATGAAATAAATGATTCCTTTTCATATTCAGCACCATGCATTACCATATCCACCAACTTCCTACGAGTTGGATGCATAAACTTTTTATTGAATTCCTTTGCCATATTACTTACGATATATTTGTATATATAAGTATATCAAAATCCAGAAAACAATTATTTATCGAAGAAAATTCCTAAAATTTGATTTAGGGGTGCGAATGCACCTGTTAGTTTGTAAGTGTTTCCACCATATACAAATACAATACCCTCATTTGGTACTATTTTATCAAATCCGCCTAATGATTTTAAACGGTCTAATTCTAATTTTAATTTTGCAACCTTCTTAGGGTCACCACTTGCTTTTACCTGTGATATAGTACTTTGTAAACGAGCTACCATTTGTTTTTTAGCAGAATCAGGGTTTGCTGTTAATACAGATGTCATAAATGATAAAACTTCTGCGCCAACTCCCAAAAATATCTCCTCAAATCTCATTAAATTTTGTTTTGATATCTTTTGTTGGTCTTGCTTATCAATTTGTTCAGCCCAAGCTCTTAATTTATCATCTTTAATATCTGCTATTCTAAATGACTTGTTACCAAATGCCCATCTCTTAACCAATCCAAGCTTTTGTTGTGCATCTAACTTCTTAGCTCCTTTTTCAACAAAATTAGTCCACCAAGATTGATGATAATCAGCTACACCATCATTATCTTTTAATCCAAATTCAGTTTGCAATTTAGAAATCATTCCTAAATACTTTGCTTGCATTTTAGATAGATGTTCGGACTTAGGAAGTTGTGTTACTGGTGGTCCTTGTATTGTATATTTAGATTGAACATGTCCATTAACTTGCTTAATCATACCTGCTAATATTTTAGCTGCTTCTTGATTTTGTCCTATTGCATTACCTTCTATATCATATTCAAATGTACCATGAAATACTAATAAAGGTTGTCCATATGGAATTACATTTACTGATGTTGGATATATAACTTCCAAATTCATAAAGCATATACCATCTTTAAATACTTTTTTTCTTTGTGCATCTGATAAGGATGATATTGCTGTTGATAAATCTTGCATTGCAAAATTATATGCATCGGTTAATCCGCCTCTGCCACCAAATTTACTTGCTACTTGTCCTATACTCATAGCACCAGCTCCTTTATTCTTTAGATGTGATTTGTTACGTGCCGCAACTAATCTACCACTTACCCAACTAACTGCTAATGCTTGTCCATCGGTCTTTTCTCTTGCTAATTCCAAATCGCCATTAAGTGCTTTAGTTACAATATTTTTTAAATCACCAAAAGTAAGATTCATTTCAATATCAAATGGATGATTCATATGCCCATATGCTCCACCTTCGTTTAACAATTCTTCTTTAAGAAAATCGGATGGTAATTTTAAATCATACTTTAATATACGATTGTATTTGTCTACTATATCATTATGAGAATCAATTGGTAATATTTGGTCTACCGATTGATTTTTTATTTTTTCACTTGGAATTTTATCTTTAAATTCCCAACCACGCAATCCATTTAAATAATATTCTTGATTATTATAGTCATCCCAATCTGAATTCCATTGATAACCAGTTGTACTATTTCCATCATTTGGTATAGCTCCAAGTCCCGATTGTTCACCAATTACAGATTCATTTTCAATTGTTGCCAATTTTTCATAATAATGTAAATCTTCCCACAAATGGTCCATTGCTATTTCAGTTGCAATACGAACATCAGTTGTGTGTTCCATTTCAACTTTAATACCTTTTATCAATTGAGGTTTGATAACCTTTGCAGCAAATTGCTTTGGGTCATAGTATTCTTTCTCATCATACTTCTTAGCCAAATCAATTAATGTTTTATCTTTAGCCAAACCACCAGGAATTTTATCAGTTTGTACTGCTATCTCATCAACTTCCTCATATTCAGAATCCCAATTTTCATCAATATCTTCGTATCCACTCATTCCTTTGTTGTTAAGTTTTTTACTATTCTTCTTAACATCTTTAGTATCAGGTGCTCCGTTAATATATCCACCAGGTAAACTTAAACCAACACCGGCTCCACCCGGAAATCCCATTTCTTTTAAATTTTCTTTTTTAGGTATTCTGAATGTTGCTACTTTTTTACCATTAATGGTTGGCATTCCCCAATCATCAGTTCCTATTGTTTTTACAACTACTTTTTTATTTTTAAATCTACCCATTAAAATAGTATCTCCAATCTTAACGTTTATTTTAATTTCTTCATTAATACATTCTTTAAGTTTTTTCAACTTAAGAGTAATCATTTTGAAGATTTGGTCATTAAATTTAGGATATGCTTTTGTAAAATTCTTTTTTCTGTCAGCTTCACTACCAGCACTTAACCAATATCTAACATCAGTACCACTAATAGGATTTGATGTAGCTGGCGAAGCGTAGACATATCCTCTATCTAAATAAGGCTCGGTTACATTTCCTTTATATGGCGTAAAATATTTACCACCCAAACGATTCTCATCTTTCTCCCCAACTACAACTATTAAACCAGTTGTATCTTCATTATATTTGTTTAGGATTTCTTCAGGCGCATATGGATTTCTGATATTGACAATTTTGTTTGATGGGATACCAAACATAGTTGTCATTATTGCTTTCTTCTCTTTAAAATTAAATGGAGATTTTTTTGAATCGGTGACATTAGAAGTTCCGATATAAACGCTATCCTTACCAAACTTGCGTACTAAATTATCATAAGTTGCAAAGTGGCCCTTATGAAAAGGTTGAAAGCGGCCCGAATAAACAACAATTACTTTGTTTATCGATTCCGCTTCCAATAATATTGATTCTACTAAAAAATTTGATAATCCGTTCATTATATAGTGATAACTTTACTTTATACTATATAAATATAAAAGATTATTCTTTTACAACTTAAATAGATGGTTGAGATTGTTGTTCAGCCAACTGCTTTCTAGTAGGTGCACCTGGTTGGTATTGAATTGTACCATCTTGTAGATTTAATCTACCTTGTGGATATTCTTCATCTAATCCATCAATAAATTCTCTTAATTGTAAATTCATTGATTTAAATTCATCTTCAAATCTCTCTAAAGTATCATCCAATGAAATCAACTCATCATTAATTTCCTTTTTTCTAAGATAAATTTCTCCAAATCTTCCAACGTATTGTCCAATTTGAGAATTTAAATCAGTAATAGATTTAAATAAATCCTCATCTATTTTTACAGTTGCTATTTCCACAGTTTGAGTTTGTGGGACTTTATCTAATTCTGCCATAATTGTGTTTTTTATTGTTTATATATATAAGTATATGATTTTTTTCTTTTTATAAAAATTTTTCTAATTCTTTTATTACCATTTCTGAAGTTATTGTTTTAGTACACTCAAATTGCCTATCCGTACCTTTATGGTCCGGACACCAATTCCAATCCCCAGCATCCAATCTAAGTCTATTAAAGCACCCTTCACACTTATCCTTTGGTGCTGCAATTCTTATACAATCTTTCATTTCAGCCCAATCATATGAGAATCCACTAATTAATACAGTCGGAACATCTAATCCCCAACTCAACCAGCTTAATCCACTCCCAATACCAATAAATGCTTTAGATTTTTGCATCTCCTCCATAACTAATTCTAATGGGCCATTTGGATGTCTTATAATACCAGATGGTAGTTTATTTCCCATATAATCATTACCTTCTTTTGAAAGTAATTTAACTACATATCCTTTATTATTTAACCAATCTACAACATCTTGCCATCCATGTGGATTATTCCAAAACTTAGATTGTGCAGTACCATGTATTCCTATACAAACTTGCTTTAAATTTTTATCTATATTTGTATTTGTTTTTTTTAATTTAGGTTTAACTTCTACATAATCAAGACCCAATACATCAGAACACATTTTTTGCATTGTTTGTTCTCTAAAATTATTTGGACTTTTTAAATGATTTATTGAACTATCTTCATTATAAAATAATCCCATCAAATACATTGCATATAAATCAGTTACATTTGTACCAGGATTTACAAATTCGATATCAGGGTACTGCTCTATAAACATATCATTCATAAAAGTAGATGTAACTACTTTACATTTATGCTTTTTTCTAAACTCATCTATATAAGGAAACCATGCAATAGAATCTCCTAATGCCTTTGAATCTAATGCTATATAAACTCTTTTATCTTTTGCATTATATACAGTTTCATGCCAAAGTTTATCGTTTTCATATATTTTTATTTTCCAATCAACAAAATATTCAATACTACACTTACTCCAACAATTAGTACCTATTGCACTTTTATAAAGTATGTTTCCATTTTTATTATCAATAAATTCTATTTTATATTCTGCGCTTTTGGGACCTGTTATTTCTACATAAGGCCCTTTTACAAAATGTATATTTATTTTATTTTGTACGTCAATTATATTATTTTTATTCTTTTTTAAATTATCGTAAATCATTAACTCCAAGTTTTAATTGTTTCATCTAGCAAAGAATACCCTTCGGCTTGTTTACTATACATTTTATTTGTAGTATATCTTAATCTTGGATGATGAAAAAATACATGGTTATACCAAAGGTCACCCACATCCCACCCACAATCTACAATCCTATCCAACCACCATTTCTTTTCTCTATTTGGAATTAAATAACAATGCGCAAGGTCTTGATTATGAGCTGTTTTTGAAAATAAATCATCTAATTTTTCTTTTCCTCTTGATGGATTATCGGCAAAACTAATGAATGGCACATCATCTCTCTCAGAAATAAAACAAGCTCTATGTACTATCTCAACAAATTCTTCCAATCCAGTATAGATAAATGCATCTGCTTCAAATACTAATGTGTAATCAAACTCATCACTCATAGTTTCTAATGCTCCTCTATGTGCTAAATAACATCCATAGTGTCTACCTGTAATCCATCCCAATCCTGCTCCCGGATATAATTCACCCGGTTTATTATCTTTGCTCACATGCTCAGGTCTTCTACATCCTTCAGTAGGCGCTAATCCTTCATATGGTTTATTTACAATTGGTTCATAATACATTCCGTATTTTTCTAATTGTTTTATAGATGCCATACTGATTCGTTCTCTTACATCATTTGGTTTTGTTAAAAGATGTTTAATTTGGATTTTTGGCTTTTTACGAATATAACTTCTAAATTTAGGTTCTATTTGTTTATAAAAATAATCATTAACCGCAGATGTTACAGAATCAAATACACCATAATCATCTCCACCAATATATCCACCAGGCTTTATTTTATTATACCAAGTTCTTATATCATTTTTAACAGATTCATATGAATGGTCTGCATCAATCATTAAAAAATCAATGCTATTATTTTCAAATAATTTAGATGCGTTATCTGCAGAATCTTTTATAATATCAAAAGAATCATAATTGTTTGATATAATTGTATTTTCAACAAAATCATAAAAAATATCATCATTATGTGCACTAACAATTACTTTATCTAATTCGGATGTTTCACTACCTTTAAAGGTATCAATTGTTGTAAACTTAATATTCTTTTTAGATTCTAATATTTTTTTAATTAAATAATTTGTAGATTTTCCAAACCAAGATCCAATTTCAACAAAATTAGAATTGAATGGAGTAGTTGTTACCATCTCATCATATACTTCCGAAAAAGAAAACCATCCGGGTATTTCATCAAACTTTGGATTTAATGTATCTAAAATAATTCTTTTTGTTGCTTTTAAATCATCATTAATATAAGTTACCAATGGGTTATTATCATATGTATCTAAGTATGTATGTAACTTTCTAAATATAGAAGGTAGTTTATATGAAAGTGCTTCTTTAACTGATAATGGATTTAGTTCTAATTTGGAACTGAAATAAAACATATCACATGCTGCGTAAAAAGTATCTACATCATTTCGCTCACCCCATATAATACAATTATTAGGTTTATGTCTCATAAGGGGCAACCAATAATCTTCAAAGTTTCCAGCTTGATTACCTACAAAATGAAATTTTATTTTATACTTTTCTAATTGTCTAGCTACATCAAATATTTCAGCTTGGTTTTTACCGGGAGCAAATAATCCAACATTTAATACATGCTTATATGATGGGTCTAATCCTAATTTATTCTGTGCATCATTTTTATTAAAATCATATTCTTCAATCGGATATTCCCATAAATCAGTTTCAACTCCCAATCCTACAAACTTTTGTCTACTCCATTCCGATACTAAAACATATCTATCAGGATGGTATATTATATCAGATGTGGTTGTTAGTGAACCATGTGTTGTTGCTAATATAAAATAAGGTCTATCTTTTCTGAAAATAACATCTAATATATTAAATGCTAAATCAAATTGAGGTATCTCCTGAAAGTGAATAATATCAGGTCTAAAACTTTCAATTATATCTAAAATTTTAGATTTATCTTCATCTAACGTGTGTACAATTGCTAAAGATTTAATTCTATTTTTTTGAACTACAAAAGCATCTCCACCACTATTGTTTATTTCAACAACTTCAATATCAAAGTCTTTTATGAATTCTTTTACCTGTTTATATAGGTATTGTGGCTGTCCTCCAGTAGAAAGATGTGGAGCAACATAAAGTAACTTTTTTCTCATTGTAACAAATATACGAAATTATTTTGAAACTACCAAATTTATTTTATTCAGGCGTTTCAAATATAACAACACCTTCTTGCAAGTCAACTTCACCATTTGGGTATTTTCTTCTTAAATCAGATAATGTATTTTCCAATTGTAAACTTAAATTATCAAATTTATCTTCCATATCTGTCTTAATTTTTTGCAATCCAGAAATTTCAGCATCAAGTTCTCTATTTCTTAATGATATTTGACCTAATTCAAATATTAATTGATTAGCTTCATTTTGAGCTTTTAGTATCTTATCTAATACGTCTTGTTCTAATTTTTCAGTTTTTTGTGCCATAATTTATTTATTATTTGTATATATAAATATATACTTTTTTAAAATTCGTACAAAGATTTACCCAATATATGAACTGGCCATTGTTCTTTCAGTTCCGATAGTGTAGTTACCATCTCTAAATTAATATTTGTTATATTTCTTAAAATTTCTTTCTTTTCAACTATTTGTTGAACTTTTATTTGATTTCCAGATTCTAATGCTCTCATATATTGCACATCTAAATCAGGAAATAGTTCATTTCTAGCGTTTCTAATATGAGTTTTAAATATTTCTTTTGCAACTTCTACATCAAATAAAATAGGTGATATAGAACCACTTGGTAATGAAAAATCAACATCATATGCTGCCACAAATCCAAAATCTTCAAAAGATGATGTTATAAAAACATAATGCTCATTATTTCTACAAGTTGCGTTTACTACAGTTTCTATTGGTAATTCCAAATTAGGTACAGACCATATGGTACTACCTTCTTCACTTTTATGAACAATCATATAATTTTCTAATTCTTTCATATTTTTATTTTTTTATTTTCCTATTACAACTACCCCTGCAAATCCGCCTGCAGTAGATTGTTCAATATAATCAACGTTATTATTTAATAATTTAACTCTCCATCTAGTATATGTAGATGCCTGTCCTATTATCATAGGTACGTTTGTAATATTATTGGAAATATATCCTGTATTTGTTAATGATACCAATGTTGAGTATTCACTACTTCCTAAATCTTTTGTAAAATTATGTTGATAAAATCTATATGTGGCATCAACCGATACACTTGCCATATTGTATGCAGATTGCATTGTATAATTTCCAATAGTTCCAGCCCCACCACCATTATATATTAATCTACAAAATGCTTTTATACCAGGTCCCCATCCCGGTGCAGTACTTGTATCCGATATTATATTTCCATCTTTTATATTTAACGTTCCTTTTACTGCAACTCCATACGTTACATTTGATGCAGCTCCACCAGCTTCATATTCAAGTGGATCTGTTGTTAATCTGATATATCTAGCATCAGATGATACTGCTTGAAATCCTCCACCATTTGCAACAACCCCAGACGAAACTAACTCTACGGTTACTGCCTTTGAAGCCATATCGTAATATAATTGTGCAGTTGAACTTAAATTATAAGGGGAGCCGCTGGTATCATCTGAATTAACAAGATATTGCATTCTATGTGTTACATAATATGTTGTTGATGCTGATAAATTAGCTTGTGTGGTATAATTCCTAGTTGGTATATATCCAGTTTGTCCGTTAAAAAAATATCCATTAGATGCATAAGAGTTGTGAGATAAAATATTATTTGAAATATAGTTATTTGTACCAGCTACTTCTATTGTATATACGTCAACCTCCTCATTTATAATTTCAACAGAATCAACTAAAACTTTTTTTATAGAACCTTCACTTTGTATATAAATTTTACTTTCACCTGCAATTAAATCACCAACATAAATTTCCGTATTATTATCTAACCAAAATCCGTGAGAATCAGATACTTTAACTTCATATCCATCAGCTTTTACTTTATATATTTTAT